CGGCAGCAATCGGATAACTTAGGTCAATCGACGTCGTGTTAAACGCACCAAAGACGTTGTCCGTCGTCGTGCTTGGGCGTGTCAGTAGTCGGTAGTTGGCGACACGAACGTCCACCGTGCCGCACGACTGGCGCTGTGGTACATCCTTATTAACCTGTCAAACCGCGGCGTCAATCTTTGGTTACTTGAGTATCTGATGATTGGCTCCGCGGCACAGCTTCGTGAATACATTATGCCACGCGGCACGGTGGACGTTCGTGTCGCCAACTACCGACTACTGACACGCCCAAGCACGACGACGGACAACGTCTTTGGTGCGTTTAACACGACGTCGATTGATCTAAGTTATCCAATTGCTGCCGGTGATTCCGCACACGCGTATTACGAAGACGGCTTTAGATTTTTAAGTGCGGGTTTTAATTCATCTGAGCGCAACATTACGCTGCAGATTGAGTACAGCTTTGACGACATTACTTGGGAGACCCTGGGTTCTGTTACAAACAGCGACGTTAATAGCTGGGGCTATCAACAGATTGATGGATCGCCGTTGGCCAAGTTCTGGCGTTTTCGTAACGCGTCTGCGTCAACTGTGACCGTTCGTGCGTTGTCGTTGGCTTCGGTGCAGCAGGACATCCCCTTGGCCAGGCTAAACCGCGACAGCTACTTTAACTTGCCAAACAAAGATTTTTTGAGCAACCGCTCGTTGCAGTATTGGTTTGATCGTCAAGTTACACCAATCGTAAACCTATGGCCGGTGCCCCAGGATTACTTCCAGGCGTTCCAGTTTATTGTGGAGATGCAGCCACAGGACGTGGGCAAGCTGACGAACGAAATTGCTGTACCGGACCGTTGGATGCCAGCGATGCAGAAACAACTCTCTGCCGCGGTGGCAAAGATACTACCGGGTATTGATGAAGCAAGAATCGGGCGGTTGACGTTAGAAGCAAAAGAATTGACGCTAACAGCAGAAGATGAAGATCGCGATAGATCACCAATCTATTTCGCGCCAAATATTTCGTACTACACAAGATAATAGGAGCCACAATACATGGCGGCCACTGGATATACACCAATTAGCCTTTACTATAGTTCAACCACGACCAACGCCCCGTTAGCGGCTAATCTTGCGTTGGGTGAGTTGGCGATTAATATTGCTGACGGTATTTTATACTATAAGAATCCTTCAAACGTTGTTAAACAGTTTTCATCAGGTGCCGCCGCGGGCGGGGTGATTTATGAAAACAGTTTGGTGGTCAATGAAGACTATACGTTAACAACGGCTAAAAATGGTTTTAGTGTTGGCCCAATTACTATCAGTTCCGGGTATTCGGTCACCGTCCCTAGCGGTCAACGCTGGGTCGTACTGTAAGAGGATAAGAGATGAGTTCAATTTCAGCAGGCACATCAGCAGGCACCGCGCTAGTTAGCACTGGCGATACTACGGGTCAGTTGGTATTTAAGACGGGCGCTAGTGCTACTACGGCAATGACAATTGGTG